TCTATAAAAAAGCTGGTGGCGGATATACATCATAATGGCACTTTCACCTTCACAGCAATCTCTCAGATCTTGGACGCGACAAAAATGGCGTACAAAATCTGGGAAACCTAGCACTCAGGGCAAAGAAGCAACTGGTGAGCGTTACCTCCCTGCCGCCGCTATCTCTGCTCTGAGTGACGAGGAGTATAAACGTACAAGCAGAAAGAAACGTGCAGCTATACGCAAAGGCAAACAATTCTCTAAGCAGCCTAAAAATATTGCAAAGAAAACTGCGAGATACAGATGAGTTTTTTACACACACTCAAACCTGAAGAACGAGACATTCTTCGTAGAGTGGTGAAGAAAGTACACCTTGTTCACCACCCTGAAGAGTTTGTTACTGATCGTGAGGCTGATAAATTAATTTCAGTGATTGGGCCTGAAGTAGTTGAACGTATGATTAGGTTTGGCAAGGACAAGAAAGTTGACCAACTTTAGTTACAAGCCTGATGGCAAAGTTCTAAAAGCTTTTATGAAAGACAATACATTCTTTCGTGGCATTCGTGGCCCTGTTGGATCTGGTAAATCTGTTGCGTGTTGTGTTGAAGTGTTTAGAAGATCACTGCAACAAAAGCCAAACAAGCAAGGTATACGCCGCAGTAGATGGGCAATCATAAGAAATACAAATCCACAACTTAGAACAACAACAATAAAAACTTGGCTTGATTGGTTTCCAGAAGATCAGTGGGGCAAGTTTATGTGGTCTGTGCCATACACACATATAATTAAACAAGCTGATTTAGAGCTTGAAGTTATCTTCCTTGCTCTCGACCGTCCAGAAGATGTAAAGAAACTACTCTCCCTAGAGTTAACTGGTATCTGGATCAACGAGGCAAGGGAGGTGCCAAAATCTATTATTGATGCATGTACAATGCGTGTTGGCAGATACCCATCTATGAGAGATGGCGGCCCAACTTGGTCAGGTGTTATTGCAGATACTAATGCTCCAGAAGAAGATCATTGGTGGCCCATAATGTCTGGTGAAGTTCCTGTGCCTGATCATATTCCCCATGAACAGGCTCGTATGCTTGTGAAGCCTGATAATTGGAGTTTCTATGTTCAGCCTCCTGCTATGAAGGAAGCACTAGATAAGAATGGTATTGTGCTTGACTATGCTTCTAATAAGCAGGCTGAAAATTGTAACAATATGTTACAAACATATTATTCAAATCTTATACGAGGAAAAACAAAAAGCTGGATTGATGTTTATGTTATGAATCGTCTTGGCTCTATACAGGAAGGCAAGCCTGTATATCCAATGTTTAACAGTGAAACTCATATAGCATCAGAAGAAATACCTATTGCACATGGTATTCCTTTATATATTGGCATTGACTTTGGTTTGACTCCTGCTGCTGTCTTTGGTCAGAAAGTGCGCGGAAGATGGCTAATCCAATCTGAGATTGTTGCTATTGATATGGGCATTGTTAGATTTGCAGAAATGCTTCGACAGGAAATAGCTACAAGATTTAATGATCTTGAAGTAAATATATTTGGAGATCCAGCTGGAGACTTTCGCGCACAAACAGATGAGTCAACGCCATTTCAAATACTTCGTGGAGCAGGTCTTCGCGCTGTTCCTACTCATAGCAACTCTGTTGATTTGCGCCTTGAGTCTGTATCTAGCAACTTGAATAAAATGGTAGATGGCAAGCCAGCATTTCTAATTGATAGAAGATGTCCAACCCTAATAAAAGGATTTGAGGGTGGATACAGTTATAAACGATTACAGGTTTCAGGTGAAAGGTTTGATGAAAAACCTGAGAAAAATATGTACTCACATATTCATGATGCCTTGCAATATCTTATGTTAGGTGCAGGAGAGGGAAGAAATTTAATATCTGGACAAAAGCCATTGAAAGCATTTAATGCAAAAAAAGAGTTTGATGTATTTACTAGAAAAGTAAAGCAGCCAAAACGTAATGGCTTGTGGGCAAGAATGTAAAATGTTACAGGTACAAAAAGGAGACTGAAATGTGTTTGCCGGGAATGAGCAGTGGTGGCGGTGGCGGTGTTGACCCTGCGGCACAAGCCGAAGCCGACGAAAAGAAAAGACAAAATCTTGAAACAAGAAAAGAACGAAGACAAGATGTTCTTAGTCAAACGATTGCAGCAACTCAGAGAGGCAGCGGCAGACGCTCATTGATCACTGGCCCGGGCGGTGGTATGGGATATTTTAATAGGTATCGGACATGATTGTTAACACTGACATATCGCAGGCTACATATAGCAACGATAAAGTTGCTAAAATGTTTATGAAGAAATATGAAAAGGCAAAATCTCTGCGTGAAAACTTTGTTGACTTATTTGAAGAGTGTTATGAATACGCTTTGCCACAAAGGGAGTCTTTTTATTATGAAGCAGTTGGTCAACGTAGAGATGATAAGATCTTTGATGAAACCGCTGTTGTTGGTGTTCAAGAGTTTGCATCAAGGCTTCAACAAGGTCTTGTCCCAAATTTTGCACGTTGGGCAGACTTTCGTGCGGGGTCTGAAGTCCCGAATGATCAACGTGAAAGTGTGGATAATGAACTTGATGAAGTAACTGAGTATGTTTTTGAAGTATTGCAAAACTCAAACTTTGGTCAAGAAGTACATGAATCATTCCTCGATCTTGCTGTAGGTACAGGAATCCTTTCTGTTTCTGAAGGTGATGCAATCAATCCTATTATGTTTTCTGCTATACCTTTGCCGCATGTGGTTTTAGATACAGGGCCAGATGATAGAATTGATCATGTATATCGTGAAAGACAGGTAAGATCATCAGATGTTCCGCGCATGTACAAAGATGCTCAAATAAATTCAAAGCTTGAAAATAGAATACGAAATGCGCCAGATGATAAGATCAAAATTCTAGAAGTTGTATGTAAAGATTATACTGTAAAAAATGATGAAGCCTATTTGTTCTATGCAATAGATTGCACTCATATGGAAGTTATTAGAGAGGAGAAGTATCGTGGTGTTGGATCGAATCCTTTCATTTGTTTTAGATGGTCTAAATGCAGTGGCGAAGTATATGGACGCGGCCCACTCATCAATGCGCTTAGTGCCATTAAAACTACGAATCTTACTATTGAACTTATACTTGAAAACGCGCAAATGGCTATCTCAGGTATATACCAAATGGAAGATGACGGAGTAGTAAATCCAGATACTATTAGTCTTGTCCCCGGTACAGTTATTCCAAAAGCCGCTGGATCTCGTGGTCTTGAGCCAATCCGCGCAGCTGGATCATTTGATGTTGCGAATTTGGTTTTATCTGATATGCGTCTAAATATAAAAAGAGCATTGTATAATGATATGCTTGGCAATCCAGACAGAACGCCTGCAAGCGCAACTGAAGTTGCGGAACGTATGGCTGATCTATCAAGACGTATTGGATCTGCTTTTGGAAGATTACAGGCAGAGTTAGTGCAACCTGTTTTGCAGCGTGTAGTTTACATTCTAAAAAAACAAGGAAGAATAGAACTGCCTACTATTAATGGTAGAGAAGTAAAAGTACGTTCTGTGTCACCACTTGCACAAGCACAGGCAAATCAAGATATAACATCTGTTGCTAGATGGCTTGAGTTAGTGCAAGCAACATTCGGGCCACAGATTGTGCAGATATTAATTGATTCAGAAGAAACAGCAGCATACCTAGGTAAGAAGTTTGGTGTGCCAGATTCATTGATCCGCGACCTTGAGGAACGCAGACAGATTGTAGCTTTGGCTCAACAGTATGCTCAGACTCAGGGAGAAATGAATGCCGCCCCACAAATACCTCAGTCTTGATGGTTATCAGCGTAAAGAAAAAGACGATGAAACTATCAGCATAAACATTGCAAGTTTGTTTAGCACTGAACTTGGTAAAGATGTTTTGAAATATTTACGTTCAATTACAATAGAAGCAGTTAATGGCGCAGCTGTTACTGATACAGAACTGCGCCATGTAGAGGGCCAAAGATATATTGTTGGCCTAATTGAAACTCGCATACGTCATGGACAAAAGGTGAAATCAAATGAATGAAGAACAACTTTCCTCAGAAGATACTGGCATTGTAACAGAAGGTGGAAATCCATTGCTTGAGCCAGAACAGGCTCCTGATCCTTTGGCTGCACTGCCAGAAAAATTTAAGTCAATCGAAGATATGGTTGAGTCATATTCAAACTTAGAGAGCAAAATTGGCGCTAAAGAGGAAAGCTTTCGTGACCAGTTTATAAAAGAGATGGAGGAACAAGCATATGCTAATCGTCCTGAATCTGTAGGTGACTATAAAATACCAGACAGTTTAGATGACGAAGCTGCTACAGATAATGCTCTTTTACAATGGTGGGCCAATACAGCATTTGAAAATGGTTACAGTCAGGAAGAGTTTGAAGAAGGTGTTAACATGTATGTTAACGCTCTTACAGAAGATGTTCCTGATTATGATGAGGAACTTGGAAAGCTTGGTGATAATGCAAATGCAAGAATAGAAGCTTCAAGCTTGTTTGCAAATCAGTTTTTTCCAGAAGATATGTTACCAGCTGTAGAGCGTATGTGTGAAACAGCAGATGGTGTTTTGGTTCTTGAGCATATAATGGAAGCAATGAAAGACTCAGGGCCATCAAATGGTGTTGGCATTGTTTCACGTGAAACAGAAGCTGACCTAAGACAAATGATGCTAGACCCAAGATACCACGATCCAGCAAGGAGAGATCCTGTTTTTGTTAAACAAGTTGATGATGGATTTAAGAGAATCTTCTCAAATGGATGAAGAATTTTTACGAGTTGGACGGCTTTCACTAACAAAAAGCCGTCACTCACATGCTGTTCACATAGCAAATAATATGAGAAAAGCTGATGCAAGAGAGTGTTACATACACAATCTTACTCCTCTTGAAGCATTAACTGAATCTTTAGAAATTCATGATGCAAAAACTTATACAATAAAATTTGATCATACACCTATTGGAATGTGTGGGAATGTTCCAATAGATAATAATATGGCAAGGATTTGGTTGCTTGGAACAGATGATATTAATAAAAACTTCAGACCTTTTCTAAGAGGTTGTATTCCAACAATAAATCTTATACAGGGAACATATTCATCTGTAGAAAACTTTGTTCCTGTAGATCATGCAGATACTGTAATGTGGCTAACATGGTGTGGATTTGTATTTGATGAAGATGTTTATGAAATAAATAGTCATATGTTCATGCGTTTTGAGCGTTGCCTTTTAGATAAAAATAATGTTATTGATTTTAAAAGTCGGCCTGTAATGCATTGAGTGACCCTTATGGATAATCACGATGAAGATGCCAAGCAGATAACCTACGAAATGTGAAAACAACTACGAGGACTGTAAAATGGCGAATACAATTGATGTCGCGTTTATTAAACAGTTTGAGTCAGAAGTTCACATGGCTTATCAACGTATGGGTTCTAAGCTACGGAACACTGTGCGTTTGGCAAACAATGTAACTGGCTCGACTGTTCGTTTCCAAAAAATAGGTACAGGTAGTGCATCTACTAAATCGAGAAATGGTAATGTAACCCCTATGGAACTTACCCACACTCAGGTAGAAGCAACTATGGAAGACTTTTACGCTGCTGAGTACATTGATAAACTTGATGAACTCAAGATTAATATTAATGAGCGTCAAGCTGTGGCTCAATCAGCTGCTGCTGCTCTTGGGCGTAAAACTGATGAGCTTCTATATACAGCAATGGATGCTGGCGCTAACTCAACACAGATACATGATACTGGCTCTGCTTTGCAGCTTGCTGATATTTTGTCACTGTTTGAGACATTTGGTACAGCAAACATTCCTGAAGATGGTGGACGCTATCTTGCCATGCAGATCTATTTACTATTACAGAGTTTGCGTCTAGCGACTTTGTAGGTGAGCAGAATCTACCCTTTGCTGGCGGTATGACAATGAAAGAGTTCATGGGTTTCAAAGTGTTCTCAACATCAGCAATTACTGCTGGTAAGAACATGGCCTATCATACAACTGCCGTTGGTCTTGGTATCAACTCTGATGTCTCGACTGAGATTAACTATGTCGCGGAAAAAGTATCACACCTTGCAACCTCAATGATGTCTATGGGTGCAAAAGTTATCGACGATAACGGTGTATACGAAGTTCTCGACAATAACTAAGAGGAGTAAGAAAAATGGCTTTTTCAGCTTCTGGCCTTACTCGTATGGCAGGTGGTGGTGGTCATAGCCTCTGGTTTTATGATTCAACAGATGCCTTAACTGCTGTGCGTGTATCTGGTTACTTTAATGATGCTGCTAACATGCTTAATGTTGGCGATGCTATCTTCGTATTAGATAGTGACGCTCCAACATTAGGTGTGGCTCTTGTTTTATCAAATACTGGTTCAGTAGTTGATATTTCAGATGGTACAGCGATTACTGTATCCGACACCGACTAATAGGGAGAGGGGGCTTATGCCCCCTCAACTCACATGGCAGTAAGCAGTACACCAGCAAACTCAGCTATTGATATTTGTGCAAGAGCATTAATATTGATTGGTGCTGATCCTATTACATCATTTGATGATGGAACAACTGAGGCGCTTGTCTCTGTGAATGTTTATGAAGATATGGCAAGGGCATCTCTTGTAAATGCAAGATGGCGTTTTGCAACAAATCAAGCAGTTCTTAATAGATTAACAGCAGAACCAACAGGCAGATATGATTTTGCATACCAACAGGCAGATGGAACATTGATGGTTCATGCCGTTACTGTGAATGACAATCCTATCGAATATCAGATATATGGAGATAAGATATTTGCAAATACATCATCATCTGATGAGTTAGTTGCAGATTTTACATTTAGAGCCAATGAAGATACATGGCCTTCATATTTTACTATTGCTGTTGAATATGCATTGGCAACATTGTTTGCTACATCAATTGCAAGGGATGCAAACTTAGCAGCGTTAATGAAAACAGCATCCTCTGATGCTATGGCAAAGGCTCGTAGTTTAGATGCACAACAACAAACTACACGCAAGCTTGTAACATCGAGGTTCCTAACTGATAGGCGAAGTTAATGGCAAAGGTTCGCATACCGATAAGTAACTTTCAGTATGGTGAAATTAGCCCGTCGCTCATTTCAAGAACTGATATTCCCATCTATAACAATTCAGCAAAAAAAGTAGAAAACTTTTTTTTGAGGAATGAAGGTGGTCTTCTCAAACGATTTGGCACAAAACGATTATATGAGTTTGATACAACTGTAGATCTTGCATCATTTACTATTACTGTTTCTGATTACGGAAATATAATTGTTGGTAGTCAAATAAAGTTTTTTGATGGAAATGGTACATCATACATACTTGAGTTTGAAACAGCTGGCAGTTCTTCACCAAGTGCAGCTGTAGGAAACAAACATTTTGTTCGTGCAAATACATCTAATGATGTAACTGCGGATAATATATTTACTGCAATAAATGCAATAACTGGATTTACAGTTTCAAATCCAGCTGCAAATGTAGTTACAGTTCAGCGTGATGATGTTTATGTTGGACGATTTCAAACTGTTACAACTACAGATTCGACAAGACTTGCAGTTACAGATGTTGTTCCTACAAGTGTTCAACAGCATAGACTTGTTCCATTCATCTTCTCTGATGACGAAAGATATATTGTTAGTTTAGAAGATTTAAAAATAAGGATCTTTCAGATTAGCCCAACTACGGGTGCAGTATCTTTAATACAAACAATAACACAAGATACATCATCAGCTGCTTTGCCAATAACCAAAGCACTACTTCCTGAACTTACATATGCACAAGCTGGTGATGTAATGTTTATTGCACATCAAACTTTTATGGTACGAAAACTGGTGCGTACAAGTCTTACAACGTTTCAAGTTGAGACAATGACATTTGATCAAAGTGCTGATACCTACAGAATCAATCAACCATATTATTCTTTTCAAGCTGTTGGTGTAACTCTTGATCCAAATGCATCTACTGGTAGTGGTGTTACTTTAACAACAAGCGCAGCATATTTTGATATTACAGGAAGCCAATCTGGCGGTAACTACCCCAACTCATTGCATGTTGGCGTTGTTCTTAGGTATCATGAGAACGAAATTACAATTACATCTGTTCAATCAGCTACACAGGCAACAGGTGATATAACAAATGATTTGGAAGTGCGTCTTGATATTGATGCTATAGAAACAACTGACTCAAGCAGCACGATAGCAATTACCTTTGCAAAACACGGATTATCAAAAAATGATTCAATAACAATATCATCAGCAGGTGCCGTTGGTGGCATAGCTGCAAGCAATATTAATGGAACAAGAACTATTACTGATGTTATTAGTGATAATGAATTTACCGTAACAGCAGGCGCAGCAGCAACATCATCCACTATTGGTGGCGGTTCTCCTATTATTGTAACACATGCTCCTACTACAGAATGGGGAGAGCAGTCGTATAGCACCCTTAGAGGGTTTCCGGGAGCAATAGCTTTCCATGAAAATAGATTGTGGCTTGCTGGTTCT